TGTCTGCGGCATATTGGGCTGATAAAGCTAAGTGGTAGTGTACTAATATAATACACAAAAGTGTCTTAAGTGTACATTAGAGTGTACAATGTATAGTATATGAAACATAACAGGAGAAATTTATGCCCTCATATTCAATGAAGCCTAAAAGCAAAGCAAAGCCGAAATCAATGCCCAAGCCTAAGCGCGGACAACGTGCGGGTAAGAACAAGATGAAGGCACGTGGTTACAAATAAGTAAAATAAAGCTTGACATTTGACTGTAAATATGTTATAATAGTACTATAGTATGCTTTAGTATACTTTAACTTGTACTTTAACTTATAACAAACTGTCCTTTAAGGAGAAACAGTTAATGAATGACACAGACAAAGAACTAGAAAAATACTACGAAGATATGCTTTCGATGTTTCGTACATCAGGTTGGAAGACTTTATCGGAAGACCTGCTTACTAACTCCAAAGGCATTAATTCAGTAGAAGGAACGAAAGATGAAAAAGACCTCTTCTTTAGGAAGGGACAACTTTATGTCATTGCTTCGTTGCTAAACTTAGAAGAGCAAGTCCGTGACGCATATGACAACCTAGGCATGGAAGACGATGCCGCTGTTTGATTTTAAATGTGAAGCTGGACATACTAATGAACGATTCGTTAGTAGCGACACTAAAGAAGTTGAGTGCAATGATTGTGGTCAACTAGCAGTAAAGCAGCTAAATTCTTTTGGAACTTGGACTGAAAAGCGGAATGGTATTGCGTCCGACAATTGGGTCAAGAAACGAGAGAGTCAGCTGAAACAAGAACGTAAGGCAAATTCATAGGTGTGTTGAACCCTTACATAATATAAACCTCCATAATACTAAAGGTACGGAGTTTAATAATGGCAACAATTTTACCAGACGAGCGTCCAGAAGACGACAAAGAAGAACTAGGCAACCTTGAGGAAATTACACAGGAAACTCAACAAGAGGTAACTCCTGCGGAAACCCAAGCAACCGAAACACAAGAAGATGACATCCCCGATAAGTACAAAGGAAAGTCAACCGCTGAGATTGTAAGAATGCACCAAGAAGCTGAGAAGCTCCTAGGAAAGCAAAGCGGAGAAGTAGGGGAGTTACGTTCAGTCGTTGATAATTACATTCAGACACAACTCGACAACACTACACCAACGCAAGAAACTGTAGACGAAGATATTGATTTCTTTTCCGACCCTGACAAGGCTGTCGAAAGAGCTATCGCTAATCACCCTTCAATTAAGAAAGCTGAGGCTGCCACACAGGAACAGGCACGAACTATTGCAATGACACAACTTCAGAAGCGTCATCCTGACATGACTGATATTGTTCAGAACCCAAAGTTTGTTGAATGGATTAAAGCCTCTAAGATTAGAACACAGCTCTTTGCTCAAGCAGACACGCAGTACGACTACGAAGCTGCCGACGAACTCTTCACTAACTGGAAGGAACGTCAAGGTGCCGTAGCTAAGACTGTAGCTGCCGAGAAGCAAACAAGGAAATCCGCTGTTAAAGCTGCCTCTACTGGTAGCACCAAAGGAAATGGAGAACAGCGAGCGAAGAAGATATATCGACGCTCAGACATTATTAAACTAATGCAGGACAATCCAGAACGGTATTTAGCTTTATCTGATGAAATCACTAGGGCTTATGCCGAGAAGAGAGTCCGCTAACTAAACTCTTTTATTATAAGGTATTAAATTATGACTGATTCAACATATCCCAACATGGGCGGTGCGGTAGACAACACTAGCGCTGCTACTTTTATCCCAGAAATTTGGAGTGACGAAGTTGTTGCTGCATACAAGTCTAACTTGGTTCTGGCTCCTCTGGTCAAGTCTTTGGGCATGACTGGTAAGAAAGGCGACGTTGTACATATCCCTAAGCCTGTTCGTGGCGATGCTCACGCTAAGGTTGAAGGCCAAGCTGTAACCATTCAGAACGCTTCTGAGGGTGAAGTACAGGTTGTTATCGACAAGCACTTCGAATACTCTCGTATGATTGAAGACATCACCGAGACTCAGGCTCTGGCTTCTCTCCGTCAGTTCTACACTGGCGACGCTGGTTATGCTCTGGCTAAGCAGGTTGATACTGACCTGACTAACCTCGGTAAGTCTCTGGGTGATGGCGATGGTAGCGACTGGACTCACAGTGCTTCTTTCCAGATTGACCCTACTTCCGGTCTTCTTGAAGCATACAGCGCACAGGGTGCTGCTGAGTGTGGTGATTTCTCTGACCTAGCTTTCCGTGCTTTGATTCAGAAGATGGATGATGCAGACGTTCCTATGGACAACCGCTGCTTCGTAGTTCCACCTTCACTGCGTAACGCTATCATGGGCATTGACCGCTACAACTCTTCTGACTTCGTAGATGGTCGCGGTGTTCAGAACGGTCAGATTGGTACTCTGTACGGCATTGACGTATTTGTATCAACCAACGCTGCTACTCTTGAAAGTGGTGTTAAAGGCGCACAGCTTCTGCACAAGGACACTTTTGTTCTGGCAGAGCAGCAGGGCGTTCGTTCACAGACTCAGTACAAGCAGGAGTTCCTCGGAACCTTGTACACTGCTGACACTCTGTACGGCACTAAGGTCTTGCGTCCAGACGCTGGATTCGTACTTGCAGTAGATGCATAAGTAGTAACCAAGAGGGGCTTCCTGTAACAGGGGAGTCCCTTTTTCTACTTTCCCCTCCTCTCATACTTGAACAGGTTTCTTGATGTCTAATTATATTAAAACTACTAACTTTGCTGCTAAAGATTCTCTGCCGTCTGGTAACCCTGCTAAGATTGTTAAAGGGACGGAGATTAACACTGAGTTTGACAACATAGCTGTAGCTAGTGCTACTAAACTAAATTCCTCAGCCGTTTCGACTTTTGGTGGTACACTGATTGACGATGCGGACGCTTCTGCTGCACGTACTACCCTAGGCTTGGGCACTGCTGCCACTACAGCCTCTACGGACTACGCTACTGCTGCGCAGGGCACCACAGCCGATGCCGCACTACCTAGAACAGGTGGAGCGATGACAGGCGCAATAACAACCAACAGCACCTTCGATGGACGAGACGTAGCCACAGACGGCACTAAGCTCGACGGTATCGAAGCTGGTGCAACCGCTGACCAAACTGCTGCCGAGATTAAGACAGCGTATGAAAGCAACGCTAACACCAATGCTTTTACTGATACAGATGAAACTAAACTGGACGGTATCGAAGCTGGTGCAGATGTAACCGACACCACTAACGTTGTAGCATCCCTATCGGCAGGCACAGGCATTAGCTTGTCCGCTGGTGGAGAGATTGCTAACACAGCTCCTGACCAAACCGTAGCACTTACGGGTGGCACTGGTATTTCTACTTCGGGTACTTACCCTAACTTTACCATTACTAATGATTCTCCTGACCAGACTGTCGCATTGACAGGCGCTGGTGGTACTTCCATTTCAGGAACATATCCTAGCTTTACAATTACTAGCACTTCTTTTGCACTTCCCGTGGCTACTGACACAACTTTAGGCGGCATTGAGCTGTTTAGTGACACAGACCAAACTGTAGTTGCTAATGCTGTAACTACTACTGCTGCAAGAACTTACGGTATCCAGTTAAACAGCGACGACCAAGCCGTTGTCAATGTTCCTTGGACTGATACTACATACACCGTGGGCGATGGTGGTCTTACCGAGATTAACTTTACCTCTGCCGACAACACTAAGCTAGATGGTATTGAAGCCAGTGCAGACGTAACGGACACAGCTAACGTAACAGCCGCTGGTGCTTTGATGGACTCTGAGGTCACCAACCTAGCACAGGTTAAGGCTTTTGATTCTACTGACTATGCTACGGCTGCTCAGGGAGCTACGGCTGACGCTGCGCTTCCTAAAGCTGGTGGTACAGTAACAGGCACTGTAGTCTTTGAAGCAGCAATTACAGAAGACGCTGTAACGCTTACAGGCACAACTACTACTATCGACTTAGCTACCGCTACTAACTTCGTACATGACCTTACAGGTGCCACAACTTACACCTTTAGCAACCCAGCAACCACAGGCAATGCTACAGCGTTCACCTTGAAAGTTATTCAGGACACCACAGCCCGTACAATTACTTGGCCTGCTAGTGTTGACTGGGCGGGAGGCACAGCGCCTACCTTGACAGCAACCAGTGGCGGTGTAGATGTGTTTGTGTTCTATACTATTGACGGTGGTACTACTTACTACGGCTTCACGGCTGGACAGGCGATGGCATAATGAGTACAGTAGCTAAGAAACTTCAAACAGCTTTTACAGTATCTGGCGATGGCTTGGGTGAGACTTTTGATAGTGCGCTGCTTATGGGGGAAAACGAAGCTACTACTTTAGACCTTACTGACCCCCTAGGCATAACCCAAGTTTCTGCAATTAATAATGAATCTGGTTTTAATGACCCCAGTTTCAACGCAGCGGGGTTTGATAAAACAAATTTAATTGGTATTTGCTCTAACGCTATTACTGATAAAATTGTTTTTACAGATGCAAGAAACGCTTC